CATAAAAGGCAGTTTTTAGGCAAAAAAAAAGGGGAACAAATAAAATTTGTCCCCCTTTCGTTGGGTTCATCTGCTTTGCTAGTTTTTAGCCTTGGGTTTTGTTTCTCACTTCTTCAACATATTTTTTAAACTTCGGGATGTTGAAATATGGATTTTGTTTAGTTAAAAAATAAATCATCGCTTTAACTATTTCATCATCATTTGATTTAGTGAACTGCCCAAGAATTTTAGCAATTTCTATGAAGTGTTTTCTAGTCATTTAAATGCTCCTTTCATAATCCAAGCCTTTTAGGATCTTTGAGGCTCGGGTTATTTGTTCTTTTAGTTTCTCATTTTCTCGCTTTACTTCCCACAATCTCAAGTAGATTTTTTGGTAAGTCCTTTCTAGGTTATCGTATTTTATTTTTAACCTTTCTAGGGTAAGCGAATAAGGATTTTTTTTATATTTATCGCCTAATGAAGTTAAGTAATACAAACCCTCTTTATTTTGCGATATTATGCCCTTATTCTTTAAACTCCACAAATTCGTAGTATACCAACCATTTGGGGCTTTTCTTGGGTTGTCTACCCCTTGCCCTTTCTTTGATTGGTAATAAGTGAAGTTCTGCATTTGTTTATATGTCATTGGGCTTTTTTTAAGCCTAAAACATAGCTTACTAATGATAGTCATAAACTACCTCCTTCGCTTTCGCAGTCGTTAATTAATTTTCAAATATCTTGGTTATTCTCTGCTCATCAGACACCCGACAGAACAACCTTAATGGGTATTATTGCCACTTTTCCCAACGATCAAAATTTGTCGAGGGAAAAGCGACAATTTCGCATTTATTTTCTTACCTCCTTATTTTTAAAATCTCTAATAATCTCTATTGATATATTATAAGAATTTCCGCAATCATTACACGCCCAGTGTTCCAACTCTCCACAAACTAACTCTTCCACATATTCTATGTTTTCGCAGTCTTTAGGGCATTTATTTTGTTTACTCTCCCACTCATCAAAGACAAACACAACATTGGCTTTAAGTTCGTTAATATCATCTTCATTAAGATTATAAATAACTGGGAATTTAATTAAATCGTGCGCTTTATCTAATACAACATTTTGCAGTTTAAGCTCGTTTTTAAAGCACATTTCGGCATATAAACCATTACTCCCAGACCTTGTGTAATCAAACCTTTTCTCGTGTCTAGCGATGATTTCTGCAAGTCGATAAATACAAGATTGATAAGAGTTAATTTCTTCGGTGTTTTTACAATCAAGGCAGTAATATTCTTCTATATGACTTCCTCCCCTTTCATACTTTACCTCATAATCAAACTCCACATTATCACTACCACAATCACTGCAAGAGGTTTCATCTTTATAATGAACACAAGAGCAAGAAGTTAAATGTTTATCCTCTTCATATTTAGTGGCAATATCTTGCATTATATTGTTATAACTCATCTTCTACCTCCTCAATCTCTACTATTTCTAATTCCTTAATCTCTTGCTCATATTCCAACTCTGTTTGATACATCATAATAGAAACTAGCAAACCAAAAACACACATTAAAAACCAATTTAAAAGTAATGGGTTTTCTTGGTTGAATTGCATTATAAAAGGTATTACAACCATGCCTAATGCACAAACTACCATACCAAATGCTAACATTGATTTAAATATTATACTTCTCATTTTATCACTCTCTTTCTTTTTGTTAAATAATCTCATAATAATTAAATATAGTAATAAATAAAAAAAAAGGGGGATTTATTTTTATTGGGTATCCTGGGCGCTTGTTTTATCACATTTTTTCTATGTCCAAATGTACAAAAAGGGAAGTAAGCGGAAATAAACCCCCAACTTCTGCCACTTTGTCAATCGATGGATCTAAACTGCTTGACCTCCTCTGAACATTTTGCGTATAATATCTATTATGTATAATTGGCGAACATTTACCCCCTTACACCCAAGGACAAGCATCGGGGGGGTGCGGGTGTGACTCTTAAAATTTTCAGTATGCTTGTAAAAGGATTGTTTACAGATGAGTGATTGGGAAATGCTTACAGACAAGAATGCAGAGATGCTTACAGATAGTCAAGATCTCCGCCTTGAGTTTGTAGAGAAACTTCATATTTTTTCTAGTGGTCTTATAGATCCAGAAGATCGTAAATGGCAACTTGCAGCGCATGAGGCATACGACACTTTATCTGAAAGAGAAAGACAAGTATTTAAACTTCGCCTAAAAATGATGACATTCCCCCACATTGCCCAGGGGCTTGATATTTCTGTTAGCAGTGCCAAAACATATTGGCGTAGAGCTTTGATGAAGTGCGAACAGTTTTTGTAGTCTAAAATAGCATTAGATGAACAGATCAACATTGGGAGGATCATATGCCTTATCACACAGGAAAGAAAAAAAAGAAAAAGAAGAAGATGAAGAAAGGTAAAAAGAAATGAGAGTGAAAGCTCCAAGAGGTTATCATTTTATGAAAAAGAAAGGTGGTAAATTTACTTTAATGAAACATAGTGGTAAATTTAAAAAACATAAAGGGGCTTCATTATATGCTAACTTTAAAATACAAAAAAGGCACAAGTAATGGCTAAAAGAGGTTTATACGCAAATATTCATGCGAAAAGAAAAAGAATCAAAAGACAGAAAGCAAGTGGTGCTAAAAAAGTGGAAAGAATGCGAAGTAAAAAAAGTAAATATGCACCAACTGCATCCGCATTCAGAAAAGCAGCTAAAACTGCTAGAAAGAGAAAGTAAATGCCAAAGGTTTTAAAAATAAATCCAGAGAAAGTAGAAATGTTAGCTAGTTTCGGTTGTAGTACGATTGAGATAGCTAAATTTTTTGGTTGTGACGAATCTACCATTCGTAAAAAATATAAGTCAGAACTTGCATCCGGGAAAGAGCAAATGAAAATTAGACTTAGACAACTTCAATGGAAACACGCATCGTTAGGGAACACTGCATTATTAATATTTTTAGGAAAACAGTATTTAGGACAATCTGAGAAACAAGAAGTTGATTTCAGTGGTAACCTAGAAACTATTTTAAAAGAATGTGGATATGAAGATAACCCAATAGGCGATGCTCAAAAAGATACTGAATAAAGAGAAGCTCTGGAACTTAATTGAGTATGTTCCTACTCAAAATCAATTAGATGTACATAATTCTAATGCTAGATTTCGTGTAAATATACAAGGGCGTAGATCAGGAAAGTCTTTTTCTGCTGCAGCCGAAGCACTTCCATACTTACTTACCCCCAACACTAGGGGGTGGGTGGTTGCTCCAAATTATGAGCTTTGTGATAAAGTTGCTCGTTTAATAAAAGAGTATGTGATGTTAAAGCTCAAACTTCCGATTGCTGCAAAAAAAGAAATATCTGGACAAATTTATTATTTAAAATTATTAGGGCTAAATAGCGAACTATGGATTAAGTCATGTGATAATCCAGACTCACTTGTGGGGGAGGGGCTTGATTGGATGATTATAGATGAGGCTTCTAGGGTAAAGCAAATAGTATGGGAGCAATATTTAAGACCTACATTGTCAGATAGGGGGGGATGGTGTCTAATGACTACTACTCCATTAGGATATAATTGGTTATACGACTTGTATGTAAGAGGTCAGTCTAAAGATTATGCAGATTGGGACTCCTGGCAACATCCATCTTGGCAATCTCCATATTTTAAAGATAGTATAGATGAACTTAAGAAAACACTTACAAAAGAAACACTGGCTCAAGAGTTTGGGGCAGAGTTTACTTCTTTTGCGGGTAAAGTATACGATTTTGATCGTAGAGTTCATATTGGTAGGTTTGACTATGATCCCGATTTACCTACTTACTGTTCTATTGACTTTGGTTTTAGAATGCCTTGTGTAAATTGGTTTCAAGTAGCCAAAGGAGAGAATGAGGATGATTTAGATACTATTTATGTAATAGATGAAATATGTCACGAAGAAAATATAAAGACTGAGGACTTAGCAAAGATGATTATTAAAAAGCCTTATGATGTTCGTAGATATTTCTGCGATCCTGCGGGGGGTGGAGTTCAAGCACAAAGTGGTATTGGAGATATAGAAATTTTTAGAAGACATGGTATTAATGTCCAGTATAAAAGAGATAGAGTTTCTAGGAATATTGCAAATGGGGTAGCTCATGTAAGAACTTGGTTTGAGGATGGAGATGGGGATCCACATATTTTTTATGATGAGAGATGTAAGTCTAGTATTGAAAGTATTGAGAATTACAGATACCCAGAGAAAAAATCTGATCAACGATTAAAAGAAGAGCCTTTAAAAGATGGTAGAAATGACCACCATGCAGATACTTTAAGGTACTTCATAGTAAACCTTTATCCTATTAAACAGAACAAGGCAGGAACAATACAATGGTAATAACGAAAGATTTAGCTACAGAAAATATTATAAATGCTCTTTCAGAGCAGTTTAGTTATATAGAAACTGAAAGACATAAAGAGATTGATAAATTATTAGATTTTTATGAGGGATTAAACACAGAAGACTATGTTGGTTCTTATTTTGGCACTGAAACATTAGCACAGATTCCAGTATTTAGTCAAAATCTTACACGAAGAGTTATTAAAGCTCGTTCTATGACTTATAAAAGACCACCGGTTATGAATGTTGATGATCGTTATGATGAGTATGTAAATATTCATGACTTAAATGCAAAAAGAAGACAATTAGAATCTTTAACCTATTTGTTAGGTTGTATGGCTTTCAGATCAAGGTGGGATGAAGCTACACAAAAAGTAGAATACGAAAATTTAACACACTTCGAGCCATTGTTCTTGCCTTATGAAGATAAACCATTCGGAATAGCATATTTTGTTCCTAGTTATGGATATTCTGCAGAAGAATCGTCAGATATGATGATTGTATGGACTGAAGATAGACCTGGTTACCAGGGTAGACATTTTGGCATCATTGATGGTAATAAAGTATCATTCAACGATGGAGATCTAAATCCTTATGGAATAGTTCCAGTAGTATACACCCATCGCTATCCCCCGCTTCGTGGACAATTCTATTCTGCGAATGCAGCGGATGTTGTTTCTGCAGACTTGCACACTTCTATAGCAATGACTGAACTAGCACTATGTCTACGATTTGGTGCAATAGGTATTCGTTATGTTACAGGAGTGGATGATGCCAGTAGAATTGAACTAGGTGTAGATAAATTGTTATATCTACCGGAGGGGGCTAATTTCGGTATTACCGGACCTAACGCTTCTATTAGTCAAATTATAGATGGTATAAAATTTTATGTATCTGCTACATTGTCTAATAATCACTTAAGAATTAAATGGGCAGACTCACATGGTAATGCACCTAGTGGTAGTGCGCTTCGTATTCAAGAGATTGAAAATATGGAAGAGCGTATTGCTACGACTGAAGACACATATAGAGTATTTGAAAAGAAAAGATATGAAATAGATAAAAGAATTATTGAGGTACAAAAGAACATTAGTTTAAATAGTGACTATAGTGTTGATTTTGTAGAACCTAAGATGTATTTAGATCCACAAGAAGAAGTGAATTACTGGACTTGGAAGTTTGACCAAGGTTTAGATAATAAACAAAATTGGTTCAAATATAATAACCCAGATATGAGTGATGATCAGATTGAGGAATTGCTAAAAGCCAATGAAGTAGAAGAGCAAGAGCCACAAAATCCATTACTTAATAGACTGAAATCATAATGCCAATACAAGATACTATTACACAAGCTCAAGAAGAGTTTGTAGAATCTTATGACACTGCTATTGATACTTTTATAGAGCAATCTAAACAAGTAGAAGAAGAGCAGTTGGATCCTTTGACTGTATTAGGTGGAGTTATTATTGCAGATTATTGGTTGCAAGACTTATTAATGACTAACGCTATTAATCAATATTTGTTCCGCATAGATTCAGTCTTAGATGATTTAATTTTGTATGGTTCAGTAAATGAGCTTCAATTACAGTCATTTCGTTTTGCCCACGAACAATTAATAGCTAATTATACTTTGTCTTTAGGGGAAAAGGTAAAATTAGAAGTAATTAGGGGATTAGCAAGTGGTTTTTCGGCTACTCAAATAAAAGAATTAATTGAAAGAAACTATTTTTTAAGAACTAGTTCAGTTACAACCTTTATTCAAACTCAAATAGCAGACTATGCTAATCTTGTCACACAAACTATGTCAAATAGTATGCCAGAAGATACAGAATATTTATTTGTTAATCCATTGGATGATAAGACTAGACATTTATGTATAAAAATGGTTTCTTATGGAAAAATGACAAAAAAAGAAATAGAGGCTAGTTTCCCAGGAGCTTTTTTAGATCGTGGTGGTCCTAATTGTAGGGGGTATTGGGAAATAGCTAGTAATATTGAAGATAATGAGCAAGATATAGCAAAAAAACGATTTAAAGGTTTACAAGATAAGTATAAATCAAAAAATCGTAATTTAAACATAAAAACTCTACAAGAGTATTACCAGGATAGGAAAAATGGCTAGTAAGTACGATAAAATGTTTCCAACTAGAAAACAAAATCAAGAAACTGCAAAAAAAGCTGCAGAAAGTCATAGAGATATATTATTTAGTCAAAGAAATGTTTTTGGTAAGAGAACAGCAAAGTTATCAGATGCTTATTTGACGAGAAAAAGAAGAAAAAGACCTAGCGCACCTGCTAGATCAGACTTCTTTAATACTGGATCTATGTATAAAAGTTTTAGGGCAGAGGGTAGAGTAACTTCAAAGACTAAGGTAGCTTATGCCTTTGATTCTTATTTGAAACTAGAGGACTTGCCAGTAGGACTAAGTAAAGGTAAAAACTACCAATATGCCTTAGAACAAGGTAAAAAACAGATACCAACTAAAACATTCGACTTAATTGTAAACGATTTAAACAAGAATATAAGTGGTAACTTAAAAAAAGTATTACGCAGAAAAAGAGATTTTAAGATTACAATAACAATATAAAGGGGTTAAAATGTCACAAGACAATACACTCGACCAGAATATGGTCACAGAAAAAGAGTCAGAGCCGACTCAAGAAACATCATCATCAGACAACATTGGGCAACTTGTATATGAAGCCAAAAAACATCGTCAAGAAAAAGCGAAACTTCGTGAAGAGCTTAACGATCTTAGGGCAACTATAAAAGCTACTGATGAAGCAAAACTTGTAGAACAAGAAAAATACAAGGAGCTTTCAGAGAGCCTTTCTCAGGAAAGAGATACATATAAGGCAAAAGCTGATGAGTTTGATAGTTTTCAAAAAGAATTTAGGTCGAATCTTTTAGAGAGTTTATCAGATGATCAAAAAGTGATTGCAGAGGATCTTTCATTAACTAAATTACAAAAATTTGTTGATTTAAATAATGTAAAGCCAGTTGCAACACAAGAAAGCACTTCCACAAAAATGGCTTTAGAAAAAGACGCTTGGAAAGATATGAATCAATCCGATCGACGAAAAAACTGGGGAACTATTGTGGAAACTTACAAACAAAAAAAATCATAATTAATATGAGGTAATAACATGGCTAATGGTAATGTAACAATCACAACAGCAGCAAATTTTATTCCGGAAATGTGGAGAGATGCAATTCTTGACTACGCCGAAAGAAAATTTCAGTTAAGAAATCAAGTTTTAGATTTCTCATCTATGCTTGCTGGCGGTGGCGACATTTTAAATATCCCAAAAGTGACTGAAGAAACTGCTGCTTCTAAATCAGCAGACACTGCAGTAACATACACAAACAACACTGATGGGAAAGTGGATTTAGCAGTAAACCAACATCACTATGAAGCAAAAAGAATTGAAGACATCGTAAGGGTTCAAGAATCTGCCGATCTATTTAATGCTTATGCTCGTAGTATGGGGTACGCACTTGCAAAGAAAGTTGAAAACTATCTTGCGGTAGATATTCTACAAGGTGCAACTGGTAACGACACTGCAGTAGCTACAGACAATATTTTATTAGCTGCAGAGCTAAGAGGAGGACTTGAAAAACTTCTTGATCAAGGCTTTGACTATACAGATGGAGAAACATTTATGTATGCTTCCCCTAAAGTATATATGCAGTTAATGGGAATCGGCGACTTCACAGAAAGTCAGAAGAGAGGGGATGCAGTAAATCCAATTTCAGGTGGAAACTTGATGCAGATTTATGGTATGCCTGTATACGCTTCTACTGACTGGAGTGAGGGAACTGGCAGTGGCGAAGAAATTGCAACTGTTTTTAACAGAAACTCAGTTTACTTTGCACAACAAATTGCTCCTCGTGTACAATCTTCTTACGATCTCGATTATCTTTCAACCTCAGTGGTTGCAGATGTTCTTTTCGGAGCTGTATTGTCACACGCTGCAAGTAGTGCTGCTTGTCCTGTAGTTAATTTCACAAATCCATAATGGATTAACTAATGATATGAGGGGGTAATCTACCCCCTCTATTCATGGAGAATATATGCCTAAATACGACTACAAATGCGAACAAGGTAAAATATACGAAGTTC